GTCCCAGGCCCTGGCGGACTTTCTGTCCTTAGCTTGACGTGCAGCTCGTCAGTGAGAGACAACACCAACTTCTCTATTTGACGCTCAAATAAGTTCCCAATTTGATCAACGGGAATATTCCTTCCAACGCTAATCGACTTTGGCGGACGTGCCATCGTTATGCTCTCAGGATTAGTTCGTGAGTGATCGCCGTATTGTCTTGCTCCGTAGTTTCAACCTGGATAATTTGATGCACAATCGTGCTAATCACAACGCGATCCTTAGTCTCAGGAGCTGACGGCAAATCCTTCGCTGCAACAGTGAGGCGCTTATCACCTTGCTGAACAAGCTCATTTACCTCGCGAACGCTTACGCCTTCCAGCACACCTTTCACGTCGGTGTCGCTGGTTGTCTCAGCAATTGCGCCCGTTGTGGCGTTATAACTGCCGGCAGAAACGTAACGAACTGTCACATCACCGCCAAAGGTTGCAATAACCGTTCCGGCTACTTTCTCGAGGGATTGAGCAAGTCCCATCAGACGCTATAAACAACGACATGACCAGAGGTCAAAGTGATCGAAGTAAAAATTACGCCTTCAATACAAGCTCCGGTGTTGATGTTGATCGCAGACGGGGCGCCTGATCCGTTCTCAGTAATGCCTTCAGAAGTCATCGCAGCAATGACTGAGTCTTTCAAGGCTTCAACCTTGTAAAACTTTCCAGTGTGCGCGGCTGTATCAGTGATGATAATTGCCTTTGACGGCGAATAACCCATGCCCATGATCAGCTCCGTTTGATTGCGATGTTGCCTGGTCCGCTAATTCTAAGCCCTGTTAAGTAACGCTCGACCATTGGCGGGATTCGATCTGCTCCAACAGCACCAGCCTTGTCAGGCGTTACGTCAAGACTGCCGATTTTGACGTTCTTAAAGTCTTCAAGGCCGCCAAGGCTGATGCCATCCTTGTTGCTGTGCAAATAAACGGCAAGTTCAATTTGCGCCCGTTTGACTTGATCAGGAACTTCGGTGTCGGTGAAGTAATCGTCGGATATGCGGAACGGAAACCCGGTCGCGTAAGTATTGACGTAGGTATCGGGCTTTCGCACGCCAGTACGCGGCCATTGCAATGCCTGTGTGTCAGTGGCGCGTGCGCCTAGAAATCTTTCGCGGTCAAGCCGCTGTGCTGCAGCCGTTAAAGCACGGTTGCGGCTGTCGGTGTTGCCTGAGCCCCACTTGTTCGCATCAGTGCCCAGCACCATGGCGTCAACAAAGGCGTCAGCCTCAGCCAGCGTTATGTAGCTGTTCGCGCTTGCGTCGCCCGCTGTTGCGTTGATTGTTACTGCCATCGGGCTTCACGTTAGAAGTCTTTGATTTTGGCTTTTCAGGGGCGGAGGCCACCGCTTGCGCAGCAGCCTCACGTTCCTTCATTCGCCTGAAAGCGAATAAACCCATCAGGAGCTTGCGCCCTTCAGAGCTACAAAGGAAAGGACAATTGCCTCTCCCAGTGAACCTCCGGACAGGTTTGCGACGGTAATAGCGAACGAGCCAGCAGCAATTGTGTTGGCTTGAACGAGATAAGCGCCAGCAGTTCCGGCGGAGCTGTGGTTGACCACAACAACGTCAGTAGCTGCAATTTCGCTGTTAGTAACCGCAAAGGTCACTTCAGCGGCAGCCGCTAGAGCTGCGTCGTCAAGGGTGATTTGACCTGAAGCTGCGTTCAGAGTCACACCTGTCGCTTTACTGGTGGCCTGGGTGACAGTACCGCCAGTTGTCGGGCCAATAAGTTTGCCCGCTGTTGCCTCAAAAATGGATGCCATGGTTAATTACTCCCTCAATCAAGGTTAGAAGTGGAAGTAATCCGCACGATCCCAATGTTGTTGGTCTCGTAAACCTTCGTCCAATTTCCAACGGTCTCAAGTTGAGCGCGAGTTGGATTTGAAACAGCAGAGGAGAACTTCGAACCTACCGGGTGGTAGACGTAGTGAAGATCGATCGACATTGCATCACTCTTGGCGAGGATGTCACGGTCGGTTTCTGTCTGCAAGCCAAGCTGTTCGCCGGAAGCGATTGCACCTTGGGTAAACAGATACGAAACGTACTCTTTGTTCGGGGAAACCCCTGCACTTTGTACGTCTGCAGAAACGATCACACGCAGTCCCATGAAAGTAGGAACTTGTGGCTGACCAAATGCGTTTGCAGTTGAACCCTGAGTTGCCCCAGTGTCAGCAGCGCCAGTGTCGTCATAGATGAAGTCGATTGCACGACGCTCCATCAAGTCGTAGTACACATTCGGGTGTACGCAGATCGCGGCGAGCTTTTCGCCTTGATCGCCAAGCAATGCTTTTGCTTGAACGATTTGACGTGGGCCAAGCACGGTTGGAGTATCGCCAGATGCGCCATCAACGGCTAGGCCGATGAAAGCTGCACTGGCAGTGTCACCAACTGCACCAAATACACCGCCGAGGCAAGAAAGAAGATCTTTCTGACGTTGGTTGGCAATGTAGTCAGCAATCTTGGCGCCAATGGCAGCCATCGGATCAGAACCTGCGGCCAAAGCAGCTAGGTCGCGTGACTCGAAAGCACGACCACGGTGCAAGACAGCAGCAACCTGCTTGTCTGCAGTGATCTTGCCTGGGGTCAATGATGAGCTATCAGTTAGACGCTCAAAATCACCAGAAAGATTGGCTTTGTAAAAGGGGACCTGAATAAAGTCGCCACCACCCTCTGCAGCATTTAGCTCAGCCATTGGCTGCACCACACCGCTTGCCAGGAAGGCATCACGCTGAGTGGTTTGCTCAATGACGTAAGGCGTAAATACCTCAGGGATGATGATGTCGCTCCTAAGAGTCGCCATCTGTCAAAAAAAGAGAATGTTTACGGTGTGGGCACAGCCCTCAGGCGCAGCACAGCTTTGCCATTAGGTCACATACTAACGGTTAGCTGCGTTTTTCAACCTTTCATACATGTCACGATCAGTTTTAAATAAGCGTGATTGTTCTGTGAGATTGAACGTTTCTTTGCTGAATGGATTTTTGACACCAGCAACAGAATCGCTAGTTGCACGACCCGATGGTGCGCCACTGCCTTGAGGCTTAGGTTGCTTTTGCATCCAAGCTGGCAAAGTTTTGGCCCATTCCCCGACAGGTGTTCGTTGATAGCCATCAACAACAACGACAGTCCCATCAGGCTCACGCTCAATTTGTTCACTCGTCAACTTGGTTTTTAAAATCAAGTCCGGGTCATGAACAACATCAGCCAAAGCACTGACAGCAGGCGTGATTAGCTCCAACTCACGAACACGCGCTTCGAGTTCAGAAATGCGCTTGTCCTTCTCCGCCGTCGCCTCACGGAATTGTTGCTCCAAAGCTTGTCGGGCTTCGCCGTACTTGCCTTGCTTTTCCAGGTCTGCTTGTTCCGCCTTAGCCTTGAAGTCCAGTAACTCCTGAACATCAACGCCATCAGGCACAGCCTTTGCTTGAGCTTTTGCTTTTTTGTACTCATCCAGCAATTCAGCGTTTTTACGCCTCATTGATTCGAGTTCTGTTTTTAATTCGCTGGTGTCAACAGATTGCTCCACAGGAGCAGTTTGTTCTTCGGACATGAATTAGCCACAGGCTAAATTGCATCACCACTTTACTTTGTCCGCCCAATATGCGGCACTTGTTTTCCCTTTGGCAATATTTTTCGCATGACGCGCTTTAAAAGACGCACGCTTTTCCTTATCCGCCGCTGATTCACCCTTGCGCGGTGGCTTTGTTTTTGCGCCCTGCATCCCAAAACGTATGAGCTTCGGGCTGCCTTTAACGCTGACCACAACGGCGTGTGATTTGCCGCTCGAATGATTCGGCGTCTTAATCGGCTTGTCGTAGCCCGCAAACGTATGGCCACCTCGTTTGATCTGCGCCATTACTTCTTCTTGCTTTTTTTCAGCAAATCAGCGTCGGCCTTTCGTGCCCCACCCTTGCCAGAAATAAAGCTATTCACACGGCCCATTGCCCACGCAGCCATCGGCACGTTGCGCGATCCGCTCGACAAATAAGCACCTTGGCCACGGCGATAGACAGCAGATAACTGCCCATACGTGAACCTGGACTTATCCGCCTTTTTTTGTAGCGCGGCTTTTGTTGCTTCGCTTAGTGGTTTTCTTTTTGGTGCCACCTTGTTTGGTCCTCGATGCAGAAACGGCTTTGATGTCGATAAGTTCGCCCGCCTTATAAGCAGCAGCCGTGCGCTTGATCTCTCGGGCTTTGCCTGAGCGATTCTTGGCACCGGAAAGATACTTCTTAGGCAGACCAGTGGCCTTGTCTTTTGGGACGCGCCGCTGCTTCTTGGCCATTACTTTTTCTTGCCTCCTTTCTTTTTCTTTTTAGAAGCAGTCGTCTGGGGCTTTTTAGGTCCGGAATAACGAGGCATCAGGATTCCTCCTTAACTTCTGCTTTCTTGGCCACAGCTTTTTTTGCTGCAGGCTTGGACTTCTTCTCTTCGCCCGGAAGCGTGAGTTGAAATCTGCTATGAAGCTTTCCCATTGGGATAGCGGCGTTTGAGTTGCTCCAAGGTTAGCTCTGTTCCGTCCCTAGCTACAAATTTACGAATTGCCTCGTCTGGCCCAAAACGACGAACAAGACGATCCCAAAACTTCAAACGCCCAGAGCCAAGCACATCCAACTTGGTCGCCTGATCCTGTTTATTGAGCCATTCGCCATAGTCCTCCCGGATGTCACTCTCGCGCCCAGTGTCTCCGCGCCATATGCTCCGCGTCCGTGATCGACAATTGAAATGTTGCGGCGGCAATGGACCGTTGCCCCATTCGTAAATCTTGCCGTCCAGTGATCGACAACGGGCAGACGTTCGCGTATCTAACACCGCCGTGTACCGATAACGATTCGTAATCAAAGGATTTGCAAGCGCCACAAATTGATCGACCTCCACAGCCATCTGCGTCACCGTCGTGCGAACAATCGCCCGCATCTGATTATTGGCCGCTGATGTCATCTGCCCGCCGGCCTGAATGATCCGATCGATTGAGCCACGCTGGCCCTTACGCAAACGGCCACGCAACCGCTGTGAGATCTGGCGGACTGTCTCGCCACTCAATAACCCATTGCGCACTGTCAGCCCGAATAACTCCGCCTGCCTTGTTGCAATACGGCGAAATGCCTTATCCACCACTTCACCATTAGGCAGCCGCACAGCACCACCAGCCGCCAGTTGACCCACAGGTCGCCTAGCCACTCGCTCCTGCAGGTTGTCGCTCAATGCCACAACACCCCGAGCAGTGGGGTCAGACAACACAACAGCAGCAGCAAAGCCCGCCAAGATCGGCACACGCCGCACTGGCTCGTCCTCACCCTCCGGCACAACTCGACTCAGCTCCTGCTCACTAAAACGAGCCTGAACAACTGCCAGCTCCTGCATCTCATCAATCATCAAGGAGGAGCTAAACACGCCCCACGCCTGCAGCTCAATTTTTAATTCTTGGAGAATTTCTTGGAGCTTTTTAGCCTGATCAACTGCCGACAACCCATCAGCAGCAGCCAGCTCATCAATAGCGTCCAGCACCCGATCGTTATATGACTCGATGACCTGTCGAGCCACGTTGTTGCTGTAACGATTGAGTTCAATCGCATTTCGGAACAGTTCAGCGAGTTCATTCATGCCGGTCTTAACCCCAACTCGTCAGGAGTTTCAACACAAATCAACGAAACATCAGCGCCGGCCTGCAATGCGCATTTAATTATGTCGCGCATCTCATTACGCATATCTTCGTCATACACATGAATACAAGCCTCG